CATCAACCTTTACTGCGGTTTTTCCAAAGTGTTCGCAAATCTTATTGAGTGAGTCAGTAAAATTACAGAAGATAATAACTTTCTTATCTTGTTCAATAATATTTTCCGCAAGTTCAATTGTTTGACTTATTTTTTCATCGGCAATGATTTGTCGTACTTTGGTGAGCTTAGTAAACTGAACGGTAAGTGATTTGGACTCTTCAGGATTTTTGTCGTACCAATCGTAATATTCCCCCATCACTTCTTCGTATGCCTTTGACTTCAGTCTTAAATAAACAGGGGTGATTATTTTTTCAGGTAAGTCCAATACGTTTTCTTTGAGTCTTCGTAAGACAAGACCTGTGGTTCTGTCTCTTAATTCTTCCAAGTTAGATGACCCTGTAACGTTCCAAACTTTTCTTCCCCCAACATTGAATTGATATCCACTACAATATCTGATAGCATATGCCATCCAGTTACGGGCAACAGGTGATTCAATAAGATGTAATAAGTTGAAATAGTCCATAGGTCTTGAGGTCATCGGAGTACCAGACAACAACCATAATCTATCAACATTTTTAGCGATGTCGTTTATTAGTTTTGTTCTTTGGGCCGTAGGATTCTTGATATAGTGTGCTTCGTCAACGACCACCAAATCAAAATTGGCAGCAATAACTTGCGATTCATCTTTTTTCTTAGTGTCATGAAAGTTTTTAATAATGTCGTAGTTTATGATTACAAAATCGTGTTCGGTACTAAAAGTTTTTCCTTCAGATATGAATATCGATCTGTCCGAGTAATTTTCTATTTCTCGTTTCCAGTTAATCTTAAGAGTTGCGGGACAGATGATAAGAACTTTTTTTGCCCCCGTCTCTAACGCAGCAATAATAGTGGAGGTAGTTTTTCCCAAACCCATATCATCGCCAAGAATAAATTTTTTATTCTCTACAAGTTTTTGAATTGCTTCTTTTTGATGTTGAAGTGGCGGTCTATGAGAATACTTGTCGTAATCAATTACAACATCCTTAACTGAATTATCTTTGATGATTGCTGCTTTGGGTAACCAAAAATCATGGAATTCTTCGTTTTCAAATACTTTACCCCAAATGTGAAATGCTTTTTCAGTATCACACAATAATTTTTCAACCCATACTTTATCGGGAATTACGGTGTACAATTTATCGTCAGCTAACTTTTTTGCGAAGTAGGCATCTAATATAACCCACTTTTTAGCAACCTTAGGTTGAGTGTTATGGTTATTGATAATGTAATCCGATTGGCTTCTCGTTGGATAGAACCTTTTATTTAATTGAGACTTCCTTTTTAGTTCAAGTAAATAATTGTTTCCACCTTCATAAGATTCCAATAGGGATAATGCTTTTGATTCTAAACTTATATCCATCTATAAGAAAAAATATTTGGTTAAAATATAGTTATAAACTGAGTATTTATCAATATAGGATATATTACCCTTTTCATAATTAAACAAATATATAATGGGAGAAAAGTTAGTTCCAATTACAAGATTAGGTAAATTTTTCGGAGCGGAGGATTATGCTTTGGATATTGGTATGGGTGAGGAATGGTTAATCGGTGATATGAATTTCACTGTAATCCTTTACCGTATTGATAGAAGAAAAACAAAAACTGACGATGTTTATGGTGTGGTTTTGGAAAACGGGATTCAATTTCTTGCCCCTGTTGAGTTGAAGGGTTTGGTACAAGTTATGGCACCTACAAGTAAATTTCTTGGTAATTCTAAAGTTGAACAGAAGGAGCCGGGTAATATGAAGTTTAGTATATATCAAAAAACTCTCGATGATATGGGTGTTGAAATCTTCTTGGGAGATTACTTTGGATATTATGAATCAGAAGATCGGGTAAGATATTATGTGGTGAGTGATGATGGATATGTGAAATCTGATAACAAACATACATATGGAGGATACAAACCTTTCTATAGGACTGTAATGGCAACTTATGTGAGCGAAAACGAATTTAGAGGAATATAATGAGATATATAATAACTGAATCACAACTAAATAAAATTATCGAAGCCATTGTTGATGGTAAAGTTATTTGTGATAATTGTGGATGGTCTTGGGAATTATCTGACGGAGGAGATGACCCGTATACGTGTCACAAATGTGGACACGATAACTCTGAAAACTTAGAATAAAAATATAATGGCATTACCAAAACAAGTAAAACCTACATTACCTTTAGTTCCAAAGAAAACTTTATCCGCAAGAAGAGAGCAATTATTAGAATACATCAACTCTGACGGGACTTATCTTCCTAAGTCAGTATTACATGCTGATTTGGATAGAGGTATGCTTGATTTTGTTAAGGACGATTTACAGGTTGTAACCGCAGGAAAAATCATTCCTATGATAGACATTATTATTACAACCCAAAATTGGACTCAATATACTGAAACTGCGTTATTTACAAATCTTGATTTCAATCCCGAACCTCCATTCATTAGTGTGGTTAGACAACCTGAAGTAAAGTTTGGAACAAATCCTGCTTTACAATACACAATTCCAAATAGAAAACAATTTTATTATGCATCTGTCCCAACTTGGAATGGTAATGAACAAGGTATGGATATATATACCATCCCACAACCAATTCCTGTTGATATTAATTACAGTGTGAAAATTATTTGTAATAGAATGAGGGAGTTGAATCAACTTAATAAGATTGTAATGCAAAAGTTTTCTTCAAGACAAGCTTACACTTTTATTAAAGGACAATATGTTCCAATTATTCTTAATAATATTTCTGATGAATCTCAGACGACCTTGGACGCTAGAAAATATTTCATACAAAACTATGATTTCACTATGTTAGGTTATCTAATAGACGAAGAGGAATTTCAAGTCAAACCCGCAATTTCAAGAGTTGCTCAAATTATGGAATTGGATACTACAGTATTAAAAAGAAGAAGACCAAAGTTTCCTGAAAACCCTGATGAGTTTTTATCTAACTTTTTATACATTGTAGGAAACGATAGTTTAAGTGAAGTTATTGATTTCACCGCCAACATGTCTTTGGTAGGAACAACAAACGTAGATAGTTTTGATGTGTTTATAAATGGTGATTATTTTGGAACTGATGTTTCAGAAATTCAAATCACCACAAATGATATTTTAAGGATTGATGTGGTTAAGGATGATAACACTTTGGAATCAACAATCAAGTTTGAATCTCAGTTGGTTTAATCCTCTCCATAGATATCTTTCTTTTCTTTACACTTCTCTATTATAAGATTTTCCAAAAACTTATAAATTTTTATCCCACGCTTTTCACAGTACTTTTTTAATATCTCATGTGATTCAGGGGATATTTTAATATTCTTTATTTCTTTAGTTGTTTTCATGGGCAGAAAAAAGGTAGAATAAATTCATACTCCTTACAAATAGATATTCAAAAGTCAAGTTTTTTCACATAGATATGAATATTTATCATTAAAATAAATCTGCAATAGAATAATTAAAGCATGGCAACACAAGTAAATCAAAAGGTATACGTATCGCCTGGAGTATATACGTCTGAAACTGACTTATCATTTGTAGCTCAAAGTGTAGGTGTAACTGCATTAGGTTTAGTGGGAGAAACAATTAAAGGTCCCGCGTTCGACCCTATCTTTATCACAAACTACGATGAGTTTCAAGCATTTTTTGGAGGTACTGAACCTACAAAATTTATAAACACACAAATCCCAAAATATGAAGCGGCATATATTGCTAAATCATATTTACAACAATCTAACCAACTTTTTGTTACAAGAATTTTGGGTCTTTCTGGTTATGACGCAGGACCTTCTTGGAGTATCAAAGTTACTGCAAATGTGGACCCATTAACAATTGGTCTTAATCCTTTAACAGGAACAACATGGTCAGCGAACTTTTCAGGTTCTTCTTCAGGTAACACTGTAATCTTTACTGGTGGAGCGTTACCTCCGCAAGTTTTGGCAAATTTCAATACTCAGTATAGATTATCAGATGGTAGTACATCTACTTTAGCATTGGATTTTAACAGCAACTTAGACAACATTATGGATACACCTTCACTATCGGCAAACACTTCGGTTGTTTATGGTGTCCTTCCTGAGAGTGATTTTTATGATTTAACTACAACTTATTCAAATGTTATAAATGAATATGGTTGTGACACAGTAAACATCGCAACTAACGACTTGTCTTCCGATTTGAATGACCCTTGGTATTACGCCAACTTTGATATTACATCAGGAAATGCTTATTCAGGGTATTCGTTCTTTTATTATGTAAGTTCGTTAACTTCAGGAGCGTCTTCAACATTCACAGGTACCATTTCAGGTACAGTTTACAATTATTCAGGTACTGCTTATTCGGATTACAACAACATGGTTGTTGCAACTTTACGTTCAAGAGGTATCTCTTTATTTACTAATAGTACAACAAGTGACAATCACGGTCCAATATATGAAGTTAACGCATTATCTGCTTTGACTTTGAATTGTACTGAACAATATTCAGGAGTAACACAATCACCTTTTGAATCATTCTTAATTTCAGGTGTAACTAAAGACGGTGACAATTTCTCTTTTGAAACTTCAATGTCTGCATCATCTTCGAAATATATTACAAAGGTATTAGGTGTTGATAACTTCGGTAAATCAAGAAATGAAGTTCCTGTTTACGTTGAAGAAATTTATCCAAGTACTTTGACATATGCTTACAATCAAGGATATATTCGTGGATTAAATTGTAATTTGATTGCTCTCCCTGACGCTAGAAGTGAGGACCCAACTTCAATTGCTTATAACGTAACTCAATATAAATCACCAAGTACACCATTTTTGGTTTCTGAATTGAGAGGTAATAAAGTTTATAACCTATTCAAGTTCGTTTCAATTTCTGATGGTAACGCAGCAAACACTGAGGTTAAAGTTTCAATAAGTAATCTATCATTCAATAACATGACATTTGACGTGTTGGTTAGAAATTTCTTTGACACCGATGCTAATCCTGTTGTTATTGAGAAATTTACTAATTGTAACATGGACCCATTATCTAACAACTTCGTTGCTAAGAAAATCGGTTCTACTGATGGTGAGTACGCATTGATTTCACGATACATAATGATTGAAATGGCGGACGAAGCACCTGTTGACGCGATTCCTTGTGGATTCTACGGATATACTCAAAGAGAATATTCTTCTGTAACAAACCCGTCACCAGTTCCAATTTTCAAAACTAAATATTATTTCCCTGGTGAAGTAATTTACAATCCTCCTTTTGGAGCACCAACTGATGTTGTTGAATCTTCAGGAGATATTGTTAGAAGAAGCTACTTAGGATTCTCAAGTCAATTTGGAGTTGATGATTCATTCTTACAATATAAAGGAACACAGAATCCAATAAATTGGGTGAATTCACCACTACCTGTTGATGGTTCAGCTTGGAACTACTTAAGTAAAGGTTTCCACATGGACTCAGGTGCTACTGTTGTAACAATTGCTAACTCGTTTATGACAAGTGGTCAAACAGCATTCGAATGTGGTGTTGCTGACTTCACTAGAGACCCTGAAACTCAAGAAAACCCTTACTACTTTATTTACTCAAGAAAATATACAGTATGTTTTGCGGGTGGATTTGATGGATGGGACATATATAGAGAGTGGAGAACTAACGAAGATAGATTCCAATTAGGAGCAACAGGTTACTTGGCAGGTGCAGCACCTTCAACAAGATATCCAAACGCAACTGGAGATGGTTTATTCAAAAGAATTGTTGTTGCTAACAATACTCAAGATTTTGCTAATACCGATTACTACGCTTACTTACTTGGTATCTTGACATTCGCAAATCCTGAATCAACTAACATCAACGTATTTGCAACATCAAGTATTGATTATGTAAACAACTCTAACCTTGTAGAAGAAGCTATTGACATGGTACAATTCTCAAGAGCAGATTCAGTTTATATCGCAACTACTCCTGACTATAACATGTATACTCCTGATGCAAGTAATCCTCAAGATATCATTTACTCTCAAGAAGCAGTTGATAACTTGGATAACACAGGAATTGATTCTAACTACACTGCAACTTATTATCCTTGGATTCTTACAAGAGATACTGTTAATAATACGCAAATCTACTTACCTGCAACAGGTGAAGTTTGTAGAAACTTAGCGTTAACAGATAACATCGCATTCCCTTGGTTCGCATCAGCGGGTTACACAAGAGGTCTTGTAAACTCAATCAAAGCGAGAGTTAAGTTGACTCAAGAAGATAGAGACACACTTTATCAAGGTAGAATCAACCCTATCGCAACTTTCTCTGATGTGGGAACTGTAATTTGGGGTAACAAAACTTTACAAGTTGCTGATACCGCACTTAACAGATTGAACGTAAGAAGATTGTTACTTCAAGCAAGAAAGTTAATTTCAGCAGTAGCAGTAAGATTGTTGTTCGAACAAAACGACCAAATCGTTAGACAACAATTCTTGGATAGTGTTAACCCTATCTTAGATTCAATTAGAAGAGA